GGCTCTGAACAAGAAAAACCAATCAAGAAAAGTGACTGGTTTGACCCAACTGATATGCGTAGTCCAGAAAAGCAAAAGGCTGCTTACTTGAATCAATTGGCTGCTAAGAAAAAGAATAAAAATATCAAAGAGCAAGGTGTGGCGGAAGGCTCTGTTGCCCAACTGCCAACTCGCGGTGCGGATTATAGCAAGTACGACACTGATCATTTGAAAATGATGTTGCGACCAGGTATCTTACATCGTAATGAAGCAAGATTCAAGGAATTGATTCGTAAAGAATTACAAAAGCGTGAGCAACAAAGTCAGCAAGGTGTGGCGGAAGGTGCAACGGATGACCCACGTTTTCAAAAGATGATGGGCAACATACAGAAATCTACTCCTGCACTAGTGTCAGGATATGTAGCATTGAATTTTGCTAGTGAGCAAAGATCAAAAAAAATCAAAGGTGTTAGTCAAAATGGCAAGCCGATACCAGATGTGATCAATAATCCTGAAGAATTTCTTGGCGGTAAAATAGAATTTACTCCCAATCAAATTGAACAACAACTGATGGCCATTGGTAAAAAATATGGTTGGGATTCAATTGACTCTGGACAAGGCCAAGGCTATACAGAAATGTTTTTTGATACCAACAAAGAATATACATCAAACAATCAGAATCTCCTTGCGGCAAACATTGCTAACACAGTAAGTGCAATTAAGAAATTTTTCAATGGTATGAACAGCAGTTTACAGGCTACAGGATTGCCAGGATACAAAACAGATGTATGGCAAGGTATGGGGCCGCCCAATGATACAAATCAAATTGGTGATTTAAGTCAAATTGTAAATATTGCTAAAGGTAAGAGTGAAAAATTGGATCCAGGCACAGCTATCGGTAAAATGATATTGAAATACATACCAAGTTATGAAGCTGAAAATGATGAATTAGGATATGATCCACAAGCGTTTACAGTGGCCAAAGCTATTGCAAATACTTATATTACTCAAGGTGAGCGGGCTGGTCTTGAAGCACAAGGATCAGAGATCGCAGTTGAGTTAGCTGTGAGCGATATGATAGATGAATTGTTAAGTGATGCTGGTGGTAGTGATTTAAGAACTATCTGGAACCTCAACGAGCAAGGCTTGAATGAATTTGCACCCGCAGGCGGCGGCGGATCAGGAGACTATTTCCAAGCTCTGGCGAGTGCCTGGTACAATGGTGTGTTCAACACTGGCAGTTTGCCCAAAGGAATTAAAACACAAGTAGACGTAGAACGTCTACTAAATCGTGGGATTGTTTGTCCCGATGGTAAAACTCGTAAGCTACATATTGATTACAATTCAGACTTCGACGGTGTAGAAATATACAGTGATGACTACTATGAATACGGTGATCACGATGATACAATAGACAGTCGCACAGGTAAAAAATGGGGCCCGTATGACTTTATGGCCTTTTCAGATGACGACTTGAGTGAAAGCGCAGAGCAAGGTGTGGCGGAAGGCGGGGTTCCTTTCCGTGGCGTAGGCGGTGCGTTCTATCGTGGTGATGACGAACATCATGAAATAGATCGTGCACGTGAACAACAAGCACAGTCGGGTACCTGGTACATACGCATCAACGGTAAGATTCTTAAAACTCGCGACGGACAACCATACACATTCCGTGGCAAAGCAGCGGCCAACAAAGCAGCCGTGACCATGCTGGCCAAGCCGTTTAATACAGGTAAAAAGTTTACATTAACTACCAATCCTGACGATAAAGAAACAGGTGTCACTGAAATGGACAAAAATCAAACTCCTCCAGGACGTGACGGTCATGTAAGTCATGGCACATACGGTTCTAGAGACAAGAAAGATTCCGATGCTGGTAAAAAACAATATACAGCTAAAGGAATTACTGCCAAACAAGCAACTGATTTTGCTACAGATATTTTTAACAAGGCATTTCAAGATTCACAAAGAGTAGATCCACGCACCGGCAAAAAGATGGCTACTAAAGGTGTGGCGGAGGAAGCAAGTCCTATGATTAAACCTCCCACCAATCGATTTGATACAAAACAACAAGCATTTGCCTATGCTAAACAACACGGCGGCAAAGTGTTTAAAAGCACGTACATTGATCCTAACACCGGAAACAAAAGCATTGCTTTTGTAGTCAAAAACAACGCCGAACAGAAAGTAAAAGATGTCAGCGAAGGTCGAGTCAAAGAACTTGACATGGACCTGAAATCATTATCAGACTCTGAGTTTTTAGCCAAATATAAAAAAACAAAAACACAAATTCGTGCCAGCATGAAATCTAAGGTTGAGGAAAGCTCAACTGAGAGCAGACCTAGAATTCGTAAGTTTACATCCATGCGCCCCGACGGTAGCAAAACTGCTCGTTATGAAGTTCTGGATTACATGGGTCGCAGAGTAGGCAATGCATTTGATGATCTCAAGTTTGCTAAACAATATTTTTATCGCAACTACGACAAACTTGCCAGTTTAGACGAAGATGTATCCAACAGCAATCCAACTGACACAGTTACAATGGATGTCCCATTATTAATACGTGTTATGGAATTTGCTCGAGAAGATGCTCAGTCTGATATGGATCTACATCATGTGGCTGAAAAGCTAATAGCTTTAAGTAGCAACGGCAACACCCTGGACATGGATTTATATAACCAGATTATCCCAGGCACAACTACTAAAAATTCAGAACCAACTGTTCAAGAAGGCAATAGTAGAGTTTGGTCCAGTACAGAAAAACGCTGGATTGATCAATGAGGGCTAGGGAACTGCTAAAAGAATCTGCGGATGATTATGCAAATATGCATAGCGCATTGCGTGATTTTTTACCATTGGCCATGACTGAACTGGGATTACAGTCATTGCCAACCATTAAAATACAACGCACGTTGAATTACAACGGACAGCCCAGTTTTGGTAGTTTCTCTAATCGCGGTATAGAATTGGGAATAAAAGGTCGACATGCAGTTGATGTTTGTCGAACATTGGCACACGAACTTGTTCATTTTAAACAAGATCAAGACAATTTACTCAATGATCAAAGCGGCGAAACTGGCAGCAACGAAGAAAATCAAGCCAACAGCGTGGCTGGGATCATCATGCGTAAATTCAGTAAAGAATTTCCCAAGTATATATATTAGACAATAAATTAAAACTAATCCACTAAATACTGGATAGAAGGACCAATATGCCACAAACAAAAATTCATACCAGCTTTGGAACAGTGACCAATACAGATCCATTGACTCCCCAGAGTCAATTGCCGTCTGCTCTGGTTGATTACACTGGGTCAAGAGGCTACAGTGGGTCAAAGGGCTACGACGGGTCACGAGGACAAATTGGGTACACCGGATCAGGAAGTCTGGGTTATGCTGGATCAAGAGGAGCCACTGGCCCGCAAGGTACACCAGGTGGTGCAACCGGTGCAACCGGCGCTATGGGAACAAAAACATGGGTTCCTGTTATGACAGGTGGTGTTATCACTACTGATGGTAGCACATTTATAAAAAACTCAGGTAATAACTCAAATTTTGACGCACAAGTTTATTCTGTACAAGGGTTCGTTAGAGGTGTGTATGCAAGTGCGTCTGCGCCCGCGTCATCCTCTAATCATGTTATGTTTGGTCTTAACGCCAACCCAAGCACTAGCAGTTCTTATCCTATGAATTACGGAATTTATTTTGGCGGTAGTACCATTTCAATTTCCGAAGACGGTAGTGCAGTTTATACAGGTGGTGGCTATACCACAAACGACATAATGACCATCACATTTGATGGCGGCAATGTTAGATATTGGCAAAATGGTACGCTGTTAAAAACTACAGCACGTTCAGTATCTACAGCATTGTATTTTGATTCATCATTTTTTGAAGTTGGCGCACAACTAAACAACGTAGCATTTGGTCCTATGGGCGAAATTGGCAATACCGGATCAGTGGGATTTACGGGTAGTCAAGGTGTACCAGGCGCCTACGCAGCAATGGGTTATACAGGTAGTTTTGGTGCCACTGGATTTACTGGATCAATTGGCAATACCGGGCCAATTGGCGCTACTGGATTTATTGGGTCAGCTGGGGCAATTGGTGCCACTGGATTTATTGGGTCAGCTGGGTATACCGGATCAGTGGGATTTACGGGTAGTCAAGGTGTACCAGGCGCCTACGCAGCAGTAGGTTACACAGGTAGTTTTGGTGCCACCGGCCCGCAAGGTACACCAGGTGGTGCAACTGGTGCAACTGGTGCTGTAAAGTATACATTATCTGACACAGTACCGATATCTCCAACTATTGGAGATATTTGGTTAGATGCAACCAGCGGTGTACAATATTTTTATATCAACGATGGTACATCAGACCAATGGGTTGAATTTGCTAATTCAGGCGTAGTTGGGGCAACTGGTGCAACTGGTGCCGGGGCCACTGGTGCAACTGGTGCCGGGGCCACTGGTGCAACTGGTGCCGGGTCAACTGTGTTTACTATTGCGTTGTCTGATGAAGAAACCTCATTAACCACTAGATACTCGGTAACAAGATTCAGGGCTCCATGGCCCATGTCCATAACCCAAATACCAAGATCATCAGTGTCCAGAGCATCAAACTATGGTGTAGTCACAGTTGATATTAAATCAAACGGAACTAGTATACTAGGAGCAAATAAGCTATCAATTGATGCTACTGAAAAAACCAGCACAACTGCTGCCATCCCAACTACATTAACATCAGCAAACGTGTTAATATCTGATGACAGCGAAATTACCTTTGATATAGTTGCAGGCGGCGGCTTTGCCGCAGGATTGAAAATAAATCTCTACTATAATAAATTATAATATGAGCATATCATTAATTAATGTTTTTATGACATTGCCTCCAAAAGATTCTGGAGAATCAGTATTCTTTGCAGTTGGTGAGCCACAATTCTGGATCTGTCCACCTGGCGTTTATAGTGTATGTGTAGTAGCTGTTGGTGGCGGCGGAGCCGGTAACCATGGACCCGGGGAATCGAGAGACCTCAACGGTCAAATTTATCCACCTGGTGTCAATAGCGGGGGGGGACGTGGCGGCGGCGGCGGCGGGCTGGGTTGGCGAAATAATATCCCAGTGACGGCGGGCAATTATTATGCAGTTGTTGTTGGCTCTGGCGGATCTGATTGGCGCGAATATGATGAAATAACTCCCGACGGCCGATCTCCTTTTGGCAACGGCGGTGATAGTTATTTTATTGATCCAACCATTGTTAAAGGTGGTGGTGGCAAAGGTGCGCTCTATAACGTTGGTGGCGCAGGCGGAACTTTTGTAGGTGCCGGGGGTGGCAAAGGTGGTAGTTGTACAACCAATGGCGGTCCTGTTATAGCTTATGCAGGCGGAGGTGGAGCAGGTGCAGGCGGTTACTCGGGCACCGGCGGTGCAGATACTAAGTTAACTGTAAAAAATACCAAGGCATCCCTACATCCAGATAGGAAAATGTATTTTTGCGATTATCACGTAGCCGGTAATGGCGGAGCCGCCAACAGTGGCGCAGGTGGCGCAGGTGGCACTAGCGATACCGGCGTAGGTCCCGGTGGTGGCGGAGTTGGCATATTTGGAAAAGGTATGACTGGTGGCGGCGGTGGCATAGACGACTGGCGACTTGCATTTCCAGGTGGTGGTGGCAGCGGTGGCGAGCCCGGGGGTACAGTCATTTACCCCAGCGGGCAAAGCCGGCGCAATAACTATAGCGGAAACGGTGGGTTATACGGTGGTGGCGGTGGTGGCGGTTATATATCTTACGATTCGGCCCTCGGAGGTTCAGGTGGTGACGGAGTAGTAAGAATAATTTGGGGCGCAGGACGCAGCTTTCCACTTCAAGCAGGTGTGCAATAAAAACAAATATACTAAATGAAAGAACAACTATGGCTATTAATTTTCCCAATTCGCCAACACTAAATCAAATTTATACAGTTAATACCCGCTCATGGCAATGGAACGGTAATGCCTGGCAATTGAATACTACAGCTACTGCAGGACCCAATGGTGCCACTGGCGCAACTGGTGTAGGATCACCTGGCGCAACTGGAATTCCGGCTGCATACTTAAGAACTACAGCATCTGTCAGCGGCCAGATATTATCTGGTGCAACTGCATCGTTTAATGCCATCGGTTTTAAAGGTTACACCTTGTATAAAATACAAACATCACATGCTGCGTGGGTTAGAATTTATTCAAGTAATGCAGCAAGAACTGCCGACGCGCCCAGATTGCAAACAGATGACCCAGCGACCGATGCTGGTGTCATTGCAGAAGCTATTACCATTGGGAGCCAAACAGTAACAGTGACGCCAGCCATAGCCGGCTTCAACGACGAAAGTCCACCAACTACCAATATACCAATGGCAGTTACTAATCTAACTGGCTTCACTGCAAATATTTCTGTTACCTTAACTTTACTACAGACTGAATCGTAAAATGAAAATATTTTCTGAAAATTTAGACGACCTAGACAATACTGAAACGGTGGAGTTTGTGATAACTTTGGCCAAAGTTAAAGATTTAGATTCATTTTATAGTGATATTGAAAACGACGGTGGACCAGAATTTATACCTGATAGAGCTGTAAAGCCTTATATGCGTAGGCCAACTAGTGTAAACACTCATTACCTATTGACAGCAAGAGAAGCAGCAATGCTTCAACAAGATCCCAGAGTAGTTGCTGTTTTACCTGCAGATCTCATACGATCTGCAATGAAATATAATGCATTTACACAAACTGCAACTTTTAGTAAAACATCAGTTGAATTGTCCGACGGCAATCCGCCGAGGTGGCCCATTGGAACTGTCATGGATTCCAATTGGAAAAATTGGGCGTTATTGCGTTGCACCGAAGGGGCACAAAGGACCAATTGGGGCGACAACGGTACCGCAACACAAACAGCAACAGTGACTGTTGGACTAACTGGGAAAAATGTTGACATTGTCATGGTTGATGGCATGAGCGGAGTCCCCAATCATCCAGAATATGCAAAAAATGCAGATGGCACTGGCGGTACTAGATGTATGTTGTATGACTGGAATTTATTAACCAGTATTGTAGCTGGTATCGATGACGACGCGGCGCCGCTCTTGAAAGGACCGTACCCGTACTATAAAGCTACAGTCTTAGGCAATGCCAACCATGGTAGTCATACTACTAGTACAGTTGCAGGAAATACTCAAGGGTGGGCGTCGGACGCTAACATATATCAAATTGATCCCTTGGGAGGAACAATTGATAGATTGATCTATTGGGATTATATAAGAGCATTTCATAAAAATAAACCCATTAACCCAGAAACTGGTCGTAGGAACCCCACGGTAGTAAATGCCAGTATTGGGTCAAGTATTCCATTTCCCTATTTTCCGGATCAAGGTGGATCCGGCTATGTCCTTCAAGGAACATGGAGAGGAACTACAGTTGGTAATTACTCAAGAAATTATGGACTAACGGCAGTTCAACTCGACTCAATTGGCATGCACAATGACGGTTCTCAGGAAGGCCCCGCTGCCATCAGCGGGGTACCAATGTACTGGGATTCTGATGCAGCAGATATAGCACAAGCAGTAGCCGACGGAGTTATAATTGTTGCAGCAGCAGGGAATGAATCTTTTTATATAGCCAACCCCGGCGACGTCGATTACAACAACAATTTTGTAGCTAGATACGGCGGCACACCTTATCTATGGTATCAACATCGAGGTTGCGCTCCGGGATCAGTGCCTGGGGTTGTATGTGTGGGAGCCGTGGGAGCCGATAAGCTGGATTCTATAGGATTTTACAGCAATCGCGGACCCAGAGTGGACGTCTTTGCCCCGGGCACATGGATTACTGGCGCTTTGTCAGACTATACCGGCGCCTGGCGCGGTAGTAGCAGTGCCAGTGATCCTAGAAATTCTGCATACTACATAGGTAGGTTGATAGGTACCAGCATGGCAAGTCCGCAAGTGGCTGGCATGTTGGCGTGTATAGCAGAGCTATATCCAAATATGACTCCGGCTGATGCAATGGCATACGTAAAAAATTATGCAAAATTGTCCCAGATACCGGATACCGGAGGCACTGCCCCAGGTTGGACCAGTGACACAAAAAGTCTTCAAGGAGCAACCAATAGATACATGTTCATGCCAAAAGAAAGACCGGTTATTGGAATTCCTTATCCAAAGAAAAATTTATGGATTAGACCCATATCCGGAAGAACATACCCCCGCGTTCGGCGCAGAATGCGCGGCTAACCAGACACCCTTAGGACCGCACTAGTTGCGAGGGCGGGCGGCCACTGCCCGAGACGGCCCGATTCGCTACCGGGAATCTCATAGTGTGGCACTTTTTTTGTCTAAACACTTGCTTTAGCTAAAGTAATACGCTACAATAGCAGCTTAACAACTCTATTAAGGATTATTACTATGAGCTCATTGCCACCACGTATGTTTAGCGGAGATCAAAAGATCAAACTTACCCAAATTATCAACGAAGGCATGAATGTCATGGCTGAAGTTGAAGCACTAAGCACTGGTCTTAATGAAACAATCAAAGCTGTTGCAGAAGAACTTGAAGTCAAACCTGCGATTCTTAAAAAAGCAATCAAAATTGCCAGCAAGAGCAAGCTGGGCGAAACCAACGCAGATCACGATACCCTAAACACTATCCTCGAAACTGTAGGCAAGACACTTTGATTCCGTTACTCAAAGATATTTTTGGTTGGATCAAAGATGACTATCATACCAATCCTTTTCGTTTTTGCATTGAGTTGCTTGCTTGGGCTATTAGCATTGGTTGCTCTGTCACTATGGCTTCCACAGTGCCAAATCCGCCTCTTCTCATTCTGTATCCTATCTGGATCTCTGGTTGCGCTCTTTATGCTTGGGCTGCTTGGACTAGAAAAAGTTTTGGTATGCTTGCCAATTATATATTGCTAGTATCAATTGATTTGATTGGGCTAACAAGGATGCTGATACTATGAGCTACGTAGATGCACTTTTTTCCAAGGACGAAGATAAAATCTATGTGGTTGAACGAGTCAACGGACAAAGAATTTATCAGGAATATCCCGCCAACTACTTATTTTACTTCAATGACCCAAGGGGCAAGTTTAGAACCATTTACAACACTCCTGTGAGTAGATTTAGTACTCGTAGTGGCAAAGAGTTTTACAAAGAAAGTAAAATGCACTCAAAGGAACATCTTTGGGAATCTGATATTAAACCATTGGTACGATGTTTGGAAGAAAACTATTTGGGCAAAGATGCTCCTGATCTACATATAGCATTCTTTGACATTGAGGTCGACTTTGATCCTGTACGTGGATACAGTCGACCAGAAGATCCATTCAACCCTATCACTGCTATTTCAATTTATCTGGCCTGGTTGGATAAATTGATCACATTGGTAGTGCCGCCCAAGAGCTATAGCTGGGAATCAGCTGAAGAAGTTGTTAATCAATTCTCAGATTGCTTTCTGTTTGAAACAGAAAAAGAAATGATTGAAACATTCCTTGAACTGATCAAAGACGTTGATATCATTAGTGGCTGGAACTCAGAAGGATTTGATATTCCTTATATGGTCATGCGTACCATAGCTGTACTAAGCAAGGATGACACCAGACGTTATTGCCTTTGGAATCAATTTCCAAAGAAACGCATGTTTGAACGTTTTGGTGCTGAAAATCTCACTTTTGACTTGATTGGTCGAGTGCATCTGGACTATATGCAGTTGTATCGAAAGTACACTTATGAAGAACGACATAGTTACAGTTTGGATGCTATCGGAGAGTACGAACTAGACGAACGTAAAATTCAATATGACGGTACACTTGATCAGTTATACAATCAGGACTTTCCAAAGTTTGTTGATTATAACAGACAAGATACCATGCTGTTGGCCAAGCTGGACAAGAAATTACGATTTATTGATCTGGCCAATGATCTGGCACATGATAACACTGTGCTTCTTCCAACAACAATGGGTGCTGTGGCGGTCACAGAGCAGGCCATTATCAATGAAGCACATCGGCAAGGTTTAGTAGTTCAAAACAGGAGTAATCATGATGAAAATAGCGACACGCAAGCGGCAGGTGCCTACGTTGCTTATCCCAAAAGGGGTATGCACGACTACATCGGGGCAATCGACATTAACTCGCTCTATCCCTCGGCTATTCGTGCCCTCAACATGGCATGCGAAACCATTGTTGGACAAATCCGACCAATTGCCACAGACAAGTACATAGCAGACAAAGTTGCTGCTGGTTCTAGCTTTGCGGATGCATGGGAAAACATGTTTGGTAGCCTAGAATATCAAGCAGTGATGAACATGGATGCCGGCATCGAACTGACTGTTGACTGGGAAGGTGGCGGCAGCGATGTCATGACAGCCAGTGACGTCTGGCGACTAATCTTTGAAGGCAACCAACCTTGGATACTCAGTGCCAATGGTACCATCTTTAAATACGATTCCAAAGGCATTGTACCAGGACTACTTGAAAGATGGTATGCTGAACGGCAAGAAATGCAGGCCAAGAAAAAGACAGCAACAACCCCAGCGGACATTGCCTACTGGGACAAGCGACAACTGGTTAAGAAAATTAACTTGAACAGCTTGTATGGTGCTATTTTGAATCCTGGCTGTAGATTCTTTGACAAACGTATTGGGCAAAGTACCACTCTAACAGGCAGGGTCATTGCAAAGCATATGGATGCATTTACCAATGAATGCATCACTGGCAAATATGACCACACAGGCGATGCTATCATTTATGGTGACAGTGTGACAGGAGACACAATGATAAGAACTGATAACGGACAAGTCACTATTGCCGAATTATTTAATCAGTGCTCACAGCATGAAAAAAATGGTGATAAAGAGTATGGAGTACAGTCATTTGCCAAAGTTGTCGGCTTCAATGCATTTGAAGATTTGCCAGTTATGTCCAATATTTCTTATGTAATGCGGCACAAAACTAAGAAAAAGTTGTATAAAATCACATTGCAAAACGACAAAACCGTAACAGTGACCGAAGATCACAGTGTCATGGTCGATCGAGCTGGGTTTTTATTGGAAGTTAAGCCAACTGAAATATTAGATACTGACTTGATTATCTGCCTGAATACATAAGCACAAGGGATATGTTAAAATTAAAAACTGTCATGGATCTAGGATTTTCTGTACTCACAGTGTGGGAAGACGATTTTAAAGACAGCAAGGTTAATACAATTAAAAAGGTTAAAGAATGGATATTACAAGAGCAACAATTAAAAACATAGAATGCCTAGGAGAAGTTGACGACTATGTGTACGACATAAGTGTTGCAGATCAAGACCCATTCTTCTTTGCTAACGATATATTAGTACATAACACAGATTCTGTATATTTCAGTGCCTGGCCAGCAGTCCGGGAAGATGTAGAAGCTGGGCGCATGGAATGGAACAAAGACATCTGTGTTCAACTGTACGACAGCATTGCAGACGGGGTCAATGAAAGTTTTCCTGGATTCATGGAACGAGCATTTCGTTGTCCGAGAGATATGGGATCCTATATCAAAGGTGGTCGCGAACTTGTTGCATTAAAAGGTCTCTTTATCAAGAAGAAACGTTATGCTGTATTAATCTATGATCTAGAAAACAAACGCCTTGACAAAGACGGTAAACCAGGCAAGGTCAAAGCCATGGGTCTGGATCTAAAACGTAGCGATACACCTAAAGTTGTACAGGACTTTCTAAGTGAACTGTTACTGGCTGTGTTAACAGGCGCAGCCAAAGAAGAAATCTATGAGCGAGTGCTTAAATTTAAACTGGAGTTCCAAGAAAGACCAGCTTGGGAAAAAGGTACACCTAAACGTGTAAACAACTTGACCAAGTTTGCCGAAGCAGAAAAGAAACAAGGTCGAGCCAATATGCCAGGACATGTTAGAGCAGCCATCAATTGGAATGCTCTGAAAAGAATGCACGGTGACAATCGTAGTACTGCTATCATTGACGGTATGAAAACTATTGTATGCAAATTAAAATCCAATCCGCTAGGGTTCACGTCAGTTGGGTAT